GCCGGGGTTGTCGTTACCATAACCTTCCAGCAGGTTGATGGCACCCCAAACGCCGAGACCGGCACCCAGAGCGACAACCAGAGTCTGAAGAACTTCGATAGCAGAGTTGAAGAATTCCATAGTCTTTTCTCCTTTATTATAAAGCGTTTTCGATCATTTGTACACACCCGAAATCTTGTAGTTTTACGCTGCATAACCGCAGCAAGGTTGATTTTCTGGTGCACTTTTCTGACCGGGATAAAATAAAACCGCCTACCGGGTCAGGCAGACGGGAGCGAATCAGCATCCACCACGATGAACTCATCACCGGGGTGGATTTTTTCTTTTCGGTTCAGATATTTTTCAATATCGAAGATGTTTTTGGGGTCGTAGTCCGAGGTCAATTTGTAGTTGGGGTGCTGGGTCAGGTCGTACTTGTCAGAAAGAAACGGTCTGACGCCACGCAACTGCAAAATGCACTTGCCGCCGTCCAGCACCGCCAGCTCGTCCCGGCTCAATAATTCGTGACCCATCTTTTGGAACGTAGTGCCGTAACTGGGGCTATTGCCACGGGTGTCCGAGGTGTTGAATGCGTCAATTGTTTCTTTGCCCAGCATTTCGGACAGGTCTTTCAGGGTGGTGGGTTCTGAACCGCCGAGGAAAATCTGGCTGTCCATATTGCCCACGATGGTATCTGCATTGTCCTTGTAGATGGCTTTCAACTGGCTACGGGCTTGCAGTACCAGACAGGCAGAAATCTCACGGCTGCGGATGGTCGCCACCAGCTTTTCCAGATTGGGAATCTGCCCGATGTTGGCGCACTCGTCGATGAGGCAGCGTACATGGATGGGCAGCTTTCCGCCGTACACATCGTCTGCCTTGTCGCAGAGCAGATTGAAAAGCTGGGTGTAGACCATCGAAATCAGGAAGTTGAAGGTGCTGTCCGTGTCCGACATGATGAGGAACAACGCCGTCTTCTTATCGCCCAGCGTGTCCAGTTGCAGTTCATCGTACATTGTGAGGTCACGCAGTTCTTGGATGTCGAAGGGGGCTAATCTGGCACCACAGGAAATGAGGATGGATTTTGCGGTCTTGCCGGCAGCCAGCTTGTAAAGTTTGTACTGCCGCCCGGCAAAGCTGTTGGGCTTCTTTTTTGCCAGTTCCTCAAACAGCAGATCCACCGGATTTTGGTATTCCTCATCGTCCTCCAGCACCTGCATGGTGTTCAGCATTTCCAGAAGGGTCGCAAAATTTTGCTCCTCCACCGGGGCTTCATAGTGCAGATAGGCGATCAGGGCGGTGAGCAAAAGACGTTCGCTTTTCTCCCAAAATGGGTCCCCGCCGCTGCCTTCACCCTTGGTGTTGGTCATCAGGGTCGTGACCAGTTTCAGAATGTCTTTTTCGCTGTGAACATAGGCAAAGGGGTTGTAGTGCATCGACTTTTTGAAGTTTATGGTGTTCAGGATCTTGACCTTGTAGCCGTTCTTCAACATTACGTTGCCACATTCAAGCACGATAGTTCCTTTCGGGTCAGTGACCACATAGGAACTGTGACATTGTAAAAGGTTGGGCTTGAGCCAAAACCGGGTCTTGCCGCTGCCGGAGCCGCCCACCACCAGCACGTTTTTATTTCTCGCGTTCTTGGGGTCCGGCGGGCGATTGCTCATCATCAGCCGTTCCGTTTTGGTAAGGATGATATTGTCCTCAAACTTCGGAGCCATGAACGGCTCAATGTCCTTGGGGGTGCCCCACCGGGCAGAGCCGTACTCCATGCCGTGGCGGTACTTCTTGGCGTTTTTGCCACGCAGATAGACCGCCAGCCGTAGCCCTGCGCCGCAGCATACGCCCACCAGCAAATCCAGAGGGTGCAGGCTGGGCAGCGGGTTTGCAAATGCCATCGGGATGGTGCCCATCATGGACATGATCTTATCCCCCAGTTCCTTGCCCTCAGCAAGCCGCCACGCTTCACCGAAATTCGTTGCCACCAGCCCCAACAAAATATAGGGCAGATGCAGCGCCAGCAGTTTTGTCAGCTTTTTCGTGGTCACAGTCCACGCTCCTGTTCCTTGTGCCGGACTTTGCCGGGGAGTTCTGCCGCTGCCTGCACCAGCTCCTGCAATCGTGCCAGCACCGAGGGACGGTTGCCCTTATTCAGCAGGGATGCCGAATACTCCTTGAACGCCGAGTGAAAGGTTTCTGCATCCGGGGCTTTGAAAAAGACCAGATACCGGGGCGGCACTTCGGAGGTGTCCTTGCGGATGGCATAGTCGATGCCGTACTTTTTGGCATAGCGTTCCAGACCACGGATGCCGGTCTTGCTGATCTCCACGCTGGATACGCCCCGGTTCTGCCGCAAAAGGGTGCGGACACTTTGTTTGCCTTGAGATGCCTTGGACTGATACAGCCGAAACGCCGCCTTTACTGCCCGCAGGACAGTCCGGGCAGACAGCTTTGTGGTGGAGATCATAATGTTGAATGACTTCTGTTCGATTTCTTCCTGCACTGCCATCACCTCCCGTGCAGCAGGATGCTGGCTTTGATAAGTTTATCAATGACTTCACCATTGGACAGCCCCGGATACATACTCTGGAAGATTCCGCTCTCGTTGACATAGCGGCACCTCAGTCGATGCAGATGCAGGGCAGCTTCTGGTCATCTGCCATCAGGGTGATGCTGTGGCTTGCCAGATACTTCTGGAACAGGTAGACCTCATCAATGGTCAGCGAGATGACCTCGCCATCCATGTTGGTGCGAGCCAGAATCACCGGACCAGTCAGGTAGTGCTTGCCGTCCATCTTCAGCACCTGCGCCGGGTTGTAGCAGAGCGGCAGCGAGGTGTTGGGAAGGTTCAGGTAGGCATCGTCCTCCTCAAAACAGGGCAGGATGCCGGGAGCCTCGTCCAGCGTGATGACGGTCAGCTCCATATCCGGGGCAATGGCTGCAAGGTAGACCTCGCCGCCCCGGTTTGCCGCCAGTGCAGCGCAGATACGCACATCAATGGTGATCTCTTCGGAGCGGATGGTACGGGTAACGTTGTTTTTCATAGGCTGTTCTCCTTTTGTTTGCAAAAGAAAAAGACCCCATCGGGTCTTTCGTTACGGTATAAGTCAGCGCTCATTCTGCCGCTGCTGTTTGCGCTGCCACTGTTCCAGCAGCTTGATGATGGTGTCCTCCATCTGTTTCGGGGTGTAGCTGCGGGGGAAAT